CGCTACAATATATGTTAATGCAAAAACATTCCCAGGTCCATTACTAACTTACGAAGTAACACAATTTGAACAAACACAAGTAGATTCAAACGAATGGATAAGCGAAACAATAGACGCACAACCTGCTATTAATGGCAACGAAGCTCTACACACCGCAGCAGTGTATACAGCGTCATACAGCGGCGATGTAGTGGTGCAGGCTACTCTTGATAACCAAGTAACAGAAAGCACACAGTGGGCTGATGTAGCAACGTTAACCTTTACTGGAAATGAATTAACTCCTGAACCTGTAAATTTTAATGGTGTGTTTAGTTACCTACGTTTTAAAACAACAGACAATCCTGCAAACAAAATAACTAAAATTTTAGTTAGAAACTGATTGACATCTAACACACTCTGCGCTATAATAATAGTATGAGTGTAGTAAGCGATACAGTTCTGACATACTTGCCGGCTAAGCGGAAAACAACTCCTAGTGGCTGGCTAAGTTTTAATGCACCCTGTTGTCATCACAATGGCAATAGTGCAGACACTCGCGGTCGTGGCGGATTGATTAGTAATCCAGATGGTGGTGTTAGCTATTACTGCTTTAACTGCGGCTTCAAAGCATCCTGGCAACCGGGCAGGAACTTTAGTCACAAGTTGCGAAGGCTCTTACAATGGATGGGAGCGCCTGACGATATAATCAACAAGGTGGCACTTGAAGTGATGAGAGAGAATGAAGGTGTACAAGCAAAAGAACGTATTGCTGAACTTCCTACATTCAGTACTGTTCCGTTGCCAGATGATGCTATTAGACTTGCAGACCATCAATGGGCAGAAGTAGGCACTATACCAGAGCGTATGGTTAATGTGTTCCAGTATATGCTAGAACGCAATCTACGTATAGATGACATTGACTATCACTGGTCACCTAGTTTAGGTTATCGTGATAGGCTTATTATTCCTTTCTATTATGAAGGTAGAATAGTAGGCTGGACTGCTCGTGCTATTACACCAGATAAGAAACCCAAGTACCTTACAGAAGTGCAGCCGGGTTATGTATTCAATCTAGATGAACAACGTCATACTAAAGTATTCTGTATTGTGTGCGAAGGACAGATCGATGCACTACACGTAGAAGGATGTGCTCTGGGTGGATCGGAAATATCTGACCAACAATCAATGCTACTAAATAGATTGCAGAAACAAATTATTGTTGTACCTGACAGAGATAAGGCAGGTAGCAAACTTGTTGAACGTGCAATTGAACTAGGATACAGTGTTAGTATGCCAAGTTGGGCAGATGACATCAACGATATAGGTGATGCAGTTGCACGTTATGGAAGGCTATATACATTACACAGTATTGCAACAAACGCAGAAGAGTCACCTTTAAAAATTAGACTGAGAGCAAAAAAATGGTTCGTGGAATAAAAAAAATATTAAAAACAGTATGGAGATGGATAACCTGGCCATACTATAGGATTAAAGAAGAAATTCGATTTCGTAAGCGTATAAAAGAACTGCGGGAAAAGGACCCGTTCATCTACAAATGATAACCTGGGGAATTGTCGGTAATAGCCACGACGCAAGTATTGCAGTTTTTGACGATGCCCGAAAAGGACTTGGGCCTAATCGGTCACGACTAATGTGGGCAGGCCTTTCTCGAGACTTTAGCGGTGTACCTAATGACCCTGATCTAAATAATGCTATTGTAGAACACGCATTACAATACGGCAAGCCCACTAAAGTGATATGGTACGAACGTCCGTTTCTAAAGACACTGCGTCAGTACTGGGCAGGCCAAGGTTGGCTAGGCAAAGAAAATGATATTAGGGCTTACCTCAAACGTTGGAACATTACTTGTAAGATAGAGTATACCCAGCATCACAAATCACACGCAGCCTACGCATATTACACTCAGCCTCACGATGATTGTGCTGTAATATGCTTAGACAGTATTGGAGAATTTGAGACCCTAACTATATGGCACGGTAAGGACAACAAGCTAAAGAAGATACACTCGCAGGGCTATCCACATAGCCTCGGACTGTTCTATAGTGCTATGACACAACGTATGGGATTACAAGCACAACGTGATGAATACTTGGTAGCACAGTATGCTCAAAAAGGAAACAAAGAAAGATTGTTTCAATTAATGTGGGATGAGATAATATCAATGACTGGATTAGGTGTAAACCCTCGAGTTACCCTACACGAAAATTTACATAGAGGTTGCAGCTGGTGGCGCCCTGAATTGTGCAGCGAGCAAGACATATACGATATAGCAGCAACTACTCAATCTATATTTGAATACTGTTTGTTAAATCTAAGTGAGTGGGCTCATATAAAAACAGGTAGCACTAATCTAGCACTAGCAGGCGGCGGAGCACTCAACCGTCAGGCTGTTGAAAAAATTAAACCACGTTGGGACAATGTGTGGGTTCCGACTAATCCGGGCGACCCAGGTAGCTGTATAGGCGCAGTACTAGCCAAAACAAAAACAAAAATAAACATTGACAATCTATGGCACAAGGTAGTATAATACAACTATGACAAGACAAAATACAGATTACGGATACGATATACAAAAGGTATATCTAGAAATGTTTATGACAGACGCTGAGAGCTTTGTACGCTGTCAGGGTGTGTTTGATCCTAAGACATTTGACAGACGACTACAACTGCCTGCTGAGTTTATTAAAACATATGTAGAAGAACACAATGCATTACCTACGTTTGATATGGTTAATGCTGCTACTGATGTTCAATTAAAGAACCCTGGACAACTACAAGAAAATCACTATGACTGGTTGTTGCAGGACTTTGAAACGTTTAGTAAACACAAAGCACTAGAAGCTGCTATTCTACAAAGTGCAGATTTACTTGAAAAAGGCGAGTACGGCCAGTGTGAAGATCTAGTCAAACAGGCTGTGCAAATTGGATTGCAAAAGGACTTGGGTACAGATTACTTTGCTGATCCAAGAGCAAGACTAGAAGCAATTAAAGATAAAAATGGACAAGTAAGCACTGGCTGGCCTACACTAGATAAGAAACTGTTTGGCGGATTTAACAGAGGCGAGCTTAACATCTTTGCAGGTGGTTCAGGTTCTGGCAAGAGTTTGTTTATGGCTAATATGGGTGTTAACTGGTGTCTTGCAGGTATGAACGTTATGTACCTAACATTTGAGCTTAGTGAAAATCTAGTTAGTATGCGTCTTGATGCAATGACTTCAGAAATTCCAAGCAGAGATATTTTTAAGAGTATCGATGATGTTGAAATGAAAGTCAAGATGATTGGTAAGAAGTCAGGTGCGTTCCAAGTTAAGTATATGCCTACAGGCAAGAACGCAAACGATGTTCGTGCTTACTTAAAAGAATATGAAATTAAAACAGGACGTAAAGTAGATGTACTGTTAATTGACTATCTAGATTTGATGCATCCAATCGGACAAAAGATTAGCGCAGAGAACTTGTTTGTTAAGGACAAGTATGTATCGGAAGAGTTACGTAACTTGGCTATGGAACTAAACTGTATATTTGTTACAGCATCGCAGTTGAATAGATCCAGCGTAGAGGAGATTGAATTTGACCATAGTCATATTAGTGGCGGTATATCGAAAATTAATACAGCGGACAACTTGATTGGTATCTTTACTAGTAGAGCTATGCGTGAGCGTGGACGCTATCAGATACAGTTGATGAAAACTAGAAGTAGTTCAGGTGTAGGACAAAAGATTGATCTAGGCTTTGACATAGACACACTGCGCATCATCGATCTAGGAGAAGATGATGACGGCTCTACAGGTACAAACACAGGTGTCACAGGGTCTAGTTCAATTGTTGCCAATCTAAAAAGAACTAACAGTGTGCCAGACGAACCTGACACAGGCGCACCTGCTCCTAAGATAAGAGCAGAAACAGACAGCACCAAACTGAGACAGTTCTTGAACAATCTCGGAGACCAATAATTGATTTGGGTATTTGGAGACAGCTTTGCCAAAGATCACAGCACAGACTGGCAGTGGCAGCATCTTCTTGCAAAGTATTTTAACACCGAAGTACGTATTATAGCAGACGCAGGTTGGAGCAACGAAAAGATAATTTCAGAGTTTGCACTTGCACAGGTACCTGCTCAAGACTGGAGCATAGTGATCACAACAGATCAAATGCGACACTGGTTCTTTGAACATCATCCTGAGTACACCAATTGGTACAATCTAAAAAAGCTAGACATTGATCCTTCAGGTAAGCGTGAACTAAAAGCATTAGAGTTGTACACACGCCATCTAATGAATCCTCGTGTGGACACGTTTAATTGGTTGTGTCACACACACTATCTCAGTGCAGTTGCTACAGACCAAACCATACACATACAAGGATTTGCCAACTCAGCAGAGTCAGCAGCAGTGGGTACTATCACAACACTGGGCACACTCACAGACACTGTAAGCGAATGTGAATTTGCCAGTGACGCACATCGTAGAGCCTGGCGTCTTCGTGGAGCAGACACTAGACTAAATCACCTCAGTCCAGTTAACCATCTTACGCTTGCAGACAAGATAGCTGAAGCAATACAAGGCAACACCCGCACAATTGATCTACACACCCAGTTTGAAAAGAATTTTCTTTGTGTTTAATCGGTATAAATAATACACAAGGAGAAAGCACGATGGCAGAACTATATGAGTATACATCACCACAAGGCGTAGTACAAATTCGTGAGCGTCCTGTACTGATTGTAAACAGAGACTTTGAACAGGCAGAACCTACACCAGAAGGTGCAGCAGCTGAAGCAGACGCACTGGCTACACTAGAGGATGACACAGAATGAACGGAAGACTAGCCGCAGTAGATATCACCGCAGGATCTACACCAGAAACAGTATACGAAGCACCAGATGACATACGGTATGCAACTCTAAGCATAAGTGTGTGCAACAGAGGTCCTGACACTGCACAGATAACAATCTCCGGAAGCTCAGTTGATGCAGCAATCGACACAGCCAACATCATCGAATACCGCACAGAACTACTAGCAAACAACGTACTAGAACGCACAGGCATCATAGTACCACAAGGTGAATTCCTAGTAGTAGAATCAGATCAGATCAATGTAAGCGTAGTAGTAATGGGTGCGGAAGCAACCTAACAGCGCGAAGCGTTTAAGCCAAAAAACGGCGAAGCCGCCTGCGCTAGAGCACAACAGCCGCGAAGCGGTAAACGCTTTTTGCGCACAAAATACAGCGTTTACCTACAGCAAATCTACAACCCCACTACAACGATACTGCGCAACACTATAGTATTGATTCTGACACAACCATAGCGACAGACGTCAAACAACGCACTGCAATACCCCTTAAATATAGATTAGCGAAAAGATGAGTCTTTAGACATCAATCACGATGGGTTTGAATGACTTTGAGTCTGATAGTACCAGTAGTGCTACAAGCTGATCTCTTGATGTTTCAAAAGCTATTTCGCTTGCACTAGTTTGAAATGACTCTATACCATAATCACAGAATAGGTCTATGGTAGCACAGTATGTGACTGACTCTTTGAGCGTTTGTGTTCTTGGCTCTGGATCGTATATGAGTTTTATTTTATACATAACAATAATAAAAAGTGCGTACAGTGTGTCAGCTAGTCTGCTGTAGATATGTAGCTATGCTATAGCACGTTGGACACAATGTTCAAACTGCGAGTAAGCACTGTACGCACACAATTACTTATCCTAGTAGAACCTTGGTGCTACAGTCGAGAGGTTCTCGTTTAAGCACTATATAAGAGCTAAAGCTCTACACGCTTCGCTAGTCGCTTGCGTGTGTTAGCTTCGCTGTGTCTAAGAGGCTATGTCCGAAATGGGTTCTGTGTGAAAAAAATTTGGTCGCGCAAAAAATTGTGGTGAAGTACTTACAGAAGTGAGGTGGTGATTTTGCATCACCCAATTTTTAAAAAGCGCCGTTAAGCATAAGCTGTAGTTATAGCAATAATTAATTTATATACCCCGACCCCCCGAGAAAAATTTTTTTTCTTTTCTCACCTCGACCTTCGAAAAAAAATGCGCAACCGTTTCCGACTGCGCATTCTACTAACCTCATTTATCAGTTGAGTGTAAGAGTCTATGACTCCTACTGTTAGTCTAGTCGACTGCCTGCGTAGGCTGTGAAGCCGTACTTCTTAAACACATCAGCTGCTGCTCTAGCACCAGCTTCTAGTGTGTCCACGTTCTGTGTAGGATACTTGCTTGGGTTCCACACACTGAACACACGCTGCCAGTCCTGTTCAATGCCTGCTTGCTTGAGCAAGCGTCCTAGCTTGGTGTTGCCTTTAAGACGCACACCATTGTGCTCGTACAGGTTAGTCCAGGCAAAGCCACAAGCACCCCAGCTACCGTTGGGGAAGTGTGTCTGCTCGAAGTTGTCAGCTGCTTCATAAGCTGCTTCAGTTGCTTCACGGATCATTTGCTTGAGTGTGTTTACTGTTACTGTCATATCAATTAGCCCTCTTGCTATGTTTAACTTACTCTTACAGTATGCACTCTAAAGCGCATACTGTCAACCCCTAATTTGCCTTATGCTTCGTACACTGTAGGACGCTCAATGCTGTTAGCATCGCAGTAGATGTTCAGCTCGTCCAATACTGTAGTAAGGAAGTTATACTTGCGCTGAGCGTCACGTGCAGATATCTCTCCGTCACAGTGTAGGTTCTCAGGGCTTAGTTCGCCGTCCAGCTTAGAGCCAATTGCTTGTGCTGACTCAGCTGTGAGTGGGAACTCTACAGGTGCAGTGTTGAAGATAGCATTCCAGCTGTTCATCTTAGCAACATAGTCAGTGAGTACATTGCCAGGCTGTTGGAGGATGGGATCCTGTGAGCTAGTGATAGGACTTGGAGCAACATAGCTCGCGAATGAACGGCAGGGTTGACGATCCCATTGCTTGCCTGTTTTGGTCTTAGGCTCAACACCGTGCTTCTGCTTGTACGCATCAAAGAACACCGCCGCATCGCAGTCGCCTTCTAGGTACGCAGTGCCGCCTTTCTGGTAGGAGAATGAGCTGATCTTGTGAGCGATATCAAGCTCTTGTAGCTCTTTGATTTTAACTGCAAGCCATTCGTGTCCTGCGTCTACTGCCCAAATATAAGTCTTCATAACGTTTGCCCTTTGTGTTGTTTAACTTACAATATTAATAATAACATCTTTTGGGGAGATGTCAACCCCTAATTTTCTGCTACTTCTCTGCCCTGAGCAAAGTCCAACAAGTCGGCTGCTAATGCTGCTGCCTGTGCTCGTGTCAACGCAACGTGTTCGAACTGTCCAGCGCCTTCGTTAACTGTGACTTGGACACAAGAACCACGATCGCTGCCGCCGAAGAAGCGTGTCAATGAAACTCGGTCTGCGTGTGATTTCAAATCTGTTGCCATCTTAGTACTCCTCACCAAAGTCTGCCCACTCCTGCTCCCAGGTAGGCTGCCCATCGTCTTCTTCAAAGAAGCGTTCACTGAGTTCGTTGCAGTCCAGCATATCCTCAACATCATCTGTTGACATATACTTGAGACACATAGTCAGCATTGCCTCTGCTGATACGATGCCGTTCTCAACTAGCTCTAGTGCGATATCTCTTGAATTTGCCATTGCGTTTGCCCTCGCTTTGTTTAACTTACTCTTACAGTATATGATCAACGATCTCGTTTGTCAACCATTATCTGCGGATCACTCGTGTGTTTAATACAACACCGTAGCAGTTGAAGTCCACTACTTCTGCGTAGTTACCGTGGCGGATAACTTCCTGCTTGCACACTCGACTAGCATCGTTTGCGCCCGCGGCATAACCTGGACGGTGACGTTCGTTAAGTGGATTGTGTTCGCTACCCCAAGGAGCGTCTACCTGGCCTGCGCCCTGTGTGCGATCTTTGTAGATCTCGTTGAACAGGATTGCAGTACCAATTGCAACCAGCACGTTTTCGGTGTTGCCTGCCTGTGCGTTCTGTGTAGCACAGCCTGTGATTGTGGTTGCTACTGCTAGTGTTGCGATTGCTTTCTTGAGTGTGTTCATTTGTTTACCCTTTGCCCTAACTGTTATATACAGTATATGATCTAAGATCTCGTTTGTCAACCGATAATTGCAACAAAGATCCCTATAAAAATCAATAGGTTAAGTGTGCCGCTTGCTAAGTCTATGATTTTATTACGCATTTTTTTCTCCTTTAGCATAGGTCACATTCCCATTCAGAGCCGTTGAACTCTGCACGTAGAGCACCTAGCGGATAGTCACTGTGCTCGAACAGGATGTAGGGTGCCGAGCTCCACTGGCAGATCTTCTGGCTTACGATGTTGACTTCATCTAGCGGAATCATCTTTGGGTTTTGGATTGACTCGCGGCTTGCTGAGTTGAATACTTTGATCATTGTGTAAGTTCCCTCTTACTGTGTTGCCCTATACATATAATATAGTACATCTACTCTCGTTTGTCAACCACTTTTTTAATCTTTTTTTAAAAAAAAGCCCGGGGTTCGGACGAGGGCACATCCTACTTCCCGGGCTCACAGTGTGCTAGAACGTGAGGGCATACGTCTAGCCTACCTTAGGGATCCGGCTTCTAATGGCCTTCTTCCCATTAACAGTTGGATGAGGGCGGTCCAACTGTCGACAACTGTAGTGCGGAGCGTGAGGGCTATGCTCGACGCATTACAGTGTTCTCGGCCATCGCTTCCCATTTTGTAGGAAATGCTTTAGCCAAGTCTGCTACCTTGAGCACTGTACGAAGTGACAGTTCTCTAAGGCGATTCTTGTTGACATCTACAAAGTCTACGATCTCTTCTTTGACTTCATCGTTGATCTTGTAGTTGTCTAACATACCGTCTGACACGACCTGCTTAATGCGTAGCATCTTGTCACGGTCTGTGTCAATGGTAAGATCCATATAGTGGCAGCGTGATTCTAATGCATTCAAGTGCTCACGCAACTTACCTTTGACCTTGTCAAACTTCAGGTTGGTAATAAAGATCGCACTTGCTTCGAACTTGAAGCTGTCTGGTACGCCTTCATTGCGCAACTTGAATGAGTCTGTGTTCCAGTGGATTGTTCTAGTCTTCTTAGAGTCTAGAGCTGCTTTGAGAATATTCAAACTCAGCTCTTCCTGGAAGATGCTATCGCAATCGTCAAACACCACAACCTTGCCTTTGTCAGCCATATTGAAAAGCTTGCAGTACAGTCCGATTGGACTCATTGCGCCTTTGATGACCTCAAAAGACTTTCCGGAACCAAGAGCTTCCATAGTCTTGTAACGGTCTAGTACTTCTTCTACACCGTGACTCTTGCCTACGCCCGGAGGGCCGGAGACGATCATAGCACGAACATCTCCCTTCTTGACGGCTTTGGTCATATCCTTCAACATATCAAAGCGTTCGCGGATGCGCTCTACAATTTCAGCGTCTGACTCCTCACGAACAGTTGCTTGGACATCTTGACCTACAAGCTCGTAACCCTCCGGGCCAGCAACCTTGATCTTGATGTTGCGATCCGGAAATCCATTTACTGCTGAACCATCAACGGTTACGTAACCGCCTTTGGCTCCTACTTTAAACTCTTCGACCATTGGAAACACAAGACCTGTTATATCTGTGTCTTTGCCTCTGATCTTGTATGTGCCTTCAGTAATTCTAATATTTGTCATATTGCCCTCGTTGTTTCTAACTATTAATAACAGTATACATTCTTTCTAACGTTTGTCAACCAAATAATACCATAAAAGTCAAAATGCCGCCGCCCACGATTGCTGTGTATATTACAGCATTCATCAAGCTGTAGATACACTGCTCAATAAAACCAACTGGTGAGTTACAGGCGTGACACTTAGGTGCCCAAAAGCCTTTGTCAGTTGTATGGCACTTTGGACAAAAAGCCATTTAAGCCTCCTCTCCAAACATCGCGTCCCAGTTGTCGATGCCAGTTTTGAAGAACTCGCGATCGTCTGCTGAAAGGTTTGGGAAAGCGTTTTGAAGCAGCGCACCTGCTTCGTAAGCAGCAACCTGCTGCTCCGTGATGTCCAAATCACGAGTGTTGACAGTGCCGTTGAATGGATTAGTACGTGTGATAAGCATAGTAAGCCCTCTTTGCTATTTCCTAACTGTTATATACAGTATATCATCAACTGTGGTGTTTGTCAACCACTTTTTTAATCTTTTTTGGTGCGCCCGGACGGACTCGAACCGTCACGCTTTAAAGCGAGGGATTTTAAGTCCCTTGTGTCTACCTATTCCACCACGGGCGCAATATTGGCCTGCCCTGCAGGATTCGAACCTGCGACCCACAGCTTAGAAGGCTGTTGCTCTATCCAGCTGAGCTAAGGGCAGATACTTGGTGGGCCCACCGAGACTCGAACTCGGAACCTACGGATTATGAGTCCGGTGCTCTAACCAATTGAGCTATAGGCCCAGTTCTTTATGAACCGTGAAACGCAAACTCCTCCTGCATATCTCGTTCAAAGCGAGCAACCTTCTGCTCTGCTTCTTCGATCATTCCCAGCAGGATAACATCTGCTAAGTGCGGCTGCTCATTAACAATACGGCGTACACCTTCTAGCCGTTCAATGAGTTGAAGTTCATCGTTCATTACTGCACCCATACGTGGTTGAATTTTGTTGGAAGGTTTTCGCAAGAGTAGTTGTCACCCTCTGCGTAATTAAGAACTGTAACACAAGCGTCTGTGCTATAGCTAAAATGAACGTCTGGAATTGAAAATGCATAGTCTACCATTGCAAATAGACCTGCACCAATAACACCGCCAATTGCTAAACTTTTGATTGCTTGTAACATACTGCTACCCTCTTTGTTAACTTATATAAACACTATAGCACCGAAGTGCTATAGTGTCAACCAAAAATTAACTTTACGATGCAAAAACTTTTGCACGGCTACCGTTCACGTCACGTGCGGTAACTGCGTAACGAGTCTTGCCAGTTGTAGCAACCTCAGTCTTGACGTTAAGACCAGCAGCTCGAAGCTCTGACATACGTGCAGGAAGATTCTGAATGCCGAACCGTGCTCGCGCATCAGCAGCAGTTAGAGTCTTGCCAGTACCACGCAGGTAAGATTCAAGAAAAGTCTTTTGGTCTGATTTAATAGTAGTAAAGCTCATATTGTGCCTCCTTAGGCTTTAGTTTTAAAAATTACACTTATCTCTAAGTGTTGTGTATAGTATAGCACCATAGATGCTATATGTCAACCCCTTATTGCAAAAAATCTTCCTTTAGAATCTCTAGCATACGCAGAGCCTCGTTACGGGCTTCATCAATTGCTTGATCAACTAGATCGTCTATGTAGTCCTTGTCTGACTCTAGCCACTTGGCAGGAGTCTCTGCTACGACTGATCCTAGGTAGCTTTCGCCCATTACCTTGCCGTCATACTTGGCTTGGACTCTACAGATCATATGCTGCCAAAAGCCCGACTCTAGATTCTCAATCAGCTCGGGGTAGTAGTCTGCATCTGTATCAAACAACAAGTCTAGCTGAGTGTCGTCCGGAGCAAACGCAATCTCAATGATAAACTGATCTCGATCGAACTGTTCTTCTACGGTGAAGTTGTCGTTGTTATTGAAAAAGGTATGTGTCATACTGCATACTCCTTGTGACCTTTGATGTACCACTTCTCTACAACAGGCAAGCCATATTCGTCTTCGTCTACAACGATCACTGCCACAGTCTTCTTCACTGTCGCATAGCGCCAGCCAGTCATACCAGCAACACCACCACCGCCTACCCAAACCTTGTGTGGAAAGTCCTCACCTAGATGCGAGTTCATTGGCTCGTCGTTGACTGAGTATTCGAAATAGTTGCCGGTGTCTTTCTCTACGAACACGCCGATTGGATCTTTAGTGTAGGTGTAGTATGCCATTGGAGCCCTCCGTTTGCCTAACTGTTATATACAGTATATGCTCAGAGAACCTCTTTGTCAACCAAAAAGATTCCCTTGCATATCAATAACTTACACAGTGTTGGGGCTTAGGTCTGAGCTGTCATATTCGTCTTCTTCGTCTTCCCATTCTGCAAGTTGCTCATCAAGTGCATAGTAGTCTACAAGATACTCTGGGATCATATTGCGAACAGTGTCTGAGGTTGCACCATCATACTCGTAGTGATCGTCAGCACCTTCTGAATCCCAGTAGCCTACAAAGCACATACCGCTTTCTTGATAATATGCTTCTAGGTATACACCGTCCATATCATCGCAGAACTTACTATAAGCGTCAATGGGTGGGCTCCAAGCTGAATCAAACCAACCTGAGATCTCAGCAGTGCCGTCTCCGTTGTCTGTAAACTCTAGTCCTGTGTCGTCAATGTCCCACTTGGTGCCCCAGTTCTCGACACGCCAGTCATACCAGTTAGGTCCATCGCTGGGCGCGGTTGTGCCTTCTAGTTCGTTTGGCATCGGAACCATAGCATTGAGCAAGCCGAACTCTTCGCCACTGCGAGCGTCTTCCCACAGTTGTTTGATAGTCTCTGTGGAACCTTTGATTGTGATTGAGTTGTTGCACCAGTTAGGCATATTCAGTCTCCCCCATAATTTCAGTTTCAACGATGTCGGAATGTTCAAAGGTGTAGTCGCACTCTGAGATTACATCGTGGACGTCTGCATCTCGCAAAACGTCTAATGCGACTGTGATATAAATGCGTTTGGTATTGTCTACGCCTGGCATTGGAGCCCTCCTAATTGCCTCATTGTTTATACAGTATAGCACCGCAATGCTATACTGTCAACCTCTTATTAGCGGGGCCTAAGCGGCTCCTGCTGTGCTAGTAATCTTCGTTTCTACAAAGTCGAACACGGGGAAGTCGTTTGCGTCTTTAGCACCGTGATCGTTTACAATCCAGTTGCGTCCGTCCCAGACGTAAAAGTATTCGCAACCGCACGATTCATAGTAGTCTACAAAGTCTGCGAAGTTGTCAAACTCACGTGCGTCTACGTCTGTCTCGCCACGGTCGCGTCCGTAGAAGATTGTGCAGCCTTCTTCTGGCGATTCAAACGAGTGTGCGCCTTTTGGAAAGATTTCTTTTTCTAGGAATGACTGATCGCCTAGCTCTACCATCTGTGCAATCTTGCGAGCCTGTTGATAGTGCTCCTGCAACATTGCGCCTGTGTAGGAAGGGTAGCCATCATAGTGTGAATACTTTGCACGGATTGTGCCTTGTGGAGTTTTGTAACCAATTGCTGAACGTGTGCCCATTTTGTAGCCCTCTTGCTTTGTTTAACTTACTCTTACAGTATATGCTCAGTTGAACTCGTTGTCAACCACTTTTTTGTCGACATCTTCAAATTCAATGTCCATCATTGGCTGCTCTTCAACGGTTACTGAGTAAGCCTTGCCGTTTGAGTCCCAAACCAACATAGTCTTCTTGGGACTTACGAACCAACCACCTACAGGATCAAGGTCTGACTTGATCGGACCAACAGGCCCGTTGAGGATGCCGTCAGTGTCGTACTTGAGCAGTGCTTTGCGGATAGTGTCAGCGATCTTATCGCAGTATGCTAGTTTCATTGGATGCCCTCTCTTTGTTTCTAACTATATCTATAGTATACGATCAAACAGTAGGCTTGTCAACCTCTTTTTGGTTGTGAATTGTCATTTTGTGGATTTCTATGATTCTGCTGCTTAGACCTCTAATATCAACCCTAGCAACTTCTGCGCTTTCTAGATGTGCATACGGTCCACCACAAGTCCACCACTCTCCTGTGGTTGGATTCTTTTCCATTAGATAGTATGCTTCAACGTTCATCTGAGTCTCCTACGATACGATATTTATCGCGACGATACTTCTCTTTGAGCAGGTCAATGTTTTGCCGCACATACTCTTCAAACTTGTAGGGCTGAGACTGCCCTACACTATCGTACTCGTCACGGTTAGCATAGTACTCGTTGGTCACGAACGCTCTAAACTTGCGTGGGCGCCAACTAAATGAGTGAGAGTGTGACATTACATACTCCTTTTATAATTGTTCACACACTGCTTGTCCTTCGGACAGGTCGACTACAACGACAGTTTCCTGAACTGGATACTGTGTGATGAAGTCGGACGCTTCCTGGAAGTCGGTGAAGAAGTGTGTTTCCTGGCGGTCGAAATCTACTACTGCAAACATATTGCCCTCATTTGCTGTTACGTTATACAATTAATATAGCACAAGTACTGAGAGATTGCAAGCACTTTTTTGTATAGTGCTTGCAATACTTTAGTATAGCAGTGCTATGCTAATGCTTCTAGTGCTTCGTCTATTATATTATGCGCACTTGCGTCACTAGCAAAGCCCTCTTCTTCAGCAAAATCTATGCTGCTGCTGCACATAATAGTGTCTGTTAGCACATTAATGTTGTGCTGCAAAAATACTTCTACAAGTGCGTCTGCACTTTGTACGTCTGTAGCAACAACTGTGTTATTAACAGTTACAACAATTGCAGCGTTTTGTGCGTTTAAAAATACGTTGTTTGTGTTTTGCATACTAATGCTCCTCTGTATACATACTAGTTAACTTATACAAACAATATAACACAACTAAATGCATTTGTAAAGAGAAAAGTTTTGTTTGTTTACAAGCACTTAGCATTTTTCTGCTAAGTGCTTGTTTTTATTGTGTTTTATCTCTCTAAACTTGCAACTCCATCGTCTTGCATACCCTGCTCCGTAAATGTTACATCGTAGCCAAGTACTCTGCTAATGCTCTCTTCAAAGCCATCGTCTGTGTATATGCGCCAATCTCCACAACCACCTGCATTGTGTTCCACATACACCATAGTGCTAGTGTCGCCATCTTCATATGTTGCTTCGTGTACTTCCACAGCACTAACAGCAACTTTCAAATCGCCTTCGTAGTCCCAAATGCTGCTACCATTGCACTGTGCAAAGCCTACTGCGTCCCAGCGTGTTACTACGCAGCTATAGTCTTCGTCTGCGTGTGTTGTAGTTGTAGTTTTGTTTTTAAGTGTAAGCATTGTTTGCCCTCGCTGCTTATGTGTTAACGTTATACAAGCACTATAGCATAAGCTATAGCACTTGTCAACTACTTTTTAAATTACATTGTGCTTGCTGTAGTTGTGTATACACGCATTTGCGCACTACTGTATCCAATGTGCTGTTAAGTGCTGCAACTGCTAAACTGTATAGTGTGTTGTGCTGTGCGCTTTCTGCAAGCAAGTAGGTAATTTTGTCGCAGTTGTCTGTAATTGCGTAGTCGTTAGCTTCCGCTACGCTGTCGTGTGCAGCATTTGCAATTTGCTTTGCATAATACTCTATTACTTGTGCTACAGCAGTTACGTATTGTGTGTTTTGCATAGTAGTGCCCTCTATGTTGTTAACTTATACAAGTACTATAGCACAACACGCAGCACTTGTCAAGTAAAAAGTGCTGCGCAAATGCAAATAATTCTTATTACGTATTCCACGCAACGACAGTGTCGTTTTGCACACTTACATAGCGCATTTCTCTGTAGCCGTCACGCATTTTAAACAGTGCTTTGTACACAATAACATCTCCCGCAGGATCGCGCTGCTTGTACAAGTACTGCATATCCGAATACGTGCCATTTTTTACTTTAAGTGTTGTTAGCATATGAGCCCTCACTGCTATTAATTAATGTACACACAGTATAGCACCTCTGTGTCGTTTGTCAAGTACTATTTGCACAAAAACGAACACGAGATTCTGTTTAAAATCAATGAGTTAGCCCCTCTAAAAACTCCAACGATATCAAAAGGTTACAGGAGCAGCACTTCAAGCACTGCTCCCTCACCGTCTACACCTGGGTGAGCAGGCTTGCGGTTACTCGCCACTGTGTGCCACCTGACTCAACGATTGCGGTCTTTTGATTCAACTTGCCTACTGATCCCGTCACACGCTCTCCTGAACGTGTAGTGAACCTCACACGGTCTCCTACACTAAGCTTGCGCACTGAACCTCGTGCTAGTGCTGTCCTACGCAACTTGATGGCCTCTACTGCCAACGTGAGTTCTGCAGAGTTCATTGAATGGATCTGGGTGATTGCCTCGTTTGTAGTCATTGTATTCCCTCTTGAATGTTTAACTTACTCTACTAGTATAGCACCTCTACACTAGTTGTCAACCATTTTTTTGATTAAATATGCATATGGAGTCAAAAGAAACAATTGTGTTGGAAGAACGTTCAGGACACTACTACATACTAGTAGATGAAAAACTCATACTAAGAACCACTGACAAGCGCACAGCTGAACACTACTACAGCCAAATGACCAGTGATCAGTGGCAAGGTCCTAGATTGATCGTACCTATGCACAGTAGTAGAACTCCTTAGTAGTAGTGTAGTAGTAGACTCATATAGTAGTAGTGTAGTAGTAGACAGTGTAGTAGTAGGGGGAGGCCGCAGGCCGAATGGTTGAACATTCTGAAGTAAGTCATTGATCTTTCAACAGAATCTGAACCACGCACACACTGTGAACTAAAAGGAGGCCCCTAGCAGCGGGGCCTATGTGAACTTCACCGTGTAAACCACTGTTTTAGAATGGTTTTATGGTGGCGGAATGGTGTTTAAATGGTGGCCTATGTTAATTTGATCCACATTTTCTGACGATTTTCAACGGTTTATATAGGATTCTTAAACCGTTGAGTGAGGTGACGAGAGGCATAGTTCAAATACTTTGCAAACTTTTGCAAACCATTCTATACACTTTGCAAACCTCTCTCTATAGCTATACTACTACTATAGTAGTCAGGTTAGAGCAAGCTCTTAACAGCGGGGCCTACACTACTACTATAGTCACAAGGGCTAAGAGGAGTGCAATCACTACTACTCAGTCTCACGTTGTCACTCTCAAGGTTAAGACCTTTTTTTGCGTTTGACACTTCGTGCTTTTTGGCTGTGAGCGTGTTGCGGCCTGTGGCTAGCAGCGGGGCCTTCAACTTCTAAGTAGTGTAGTAGTTGCTGTAGACTTTCTCTAGTGTGTGCGTCCAATCGAGGATCTTGTAGACGTTTTTGTATTTGTTGTTTTCGTGTCATATGTGTTGTTAGTGTAAGTCGGGATCTCTGCCTAGACCTTTCACAGTGTATTGTGTATAACTCTCAACTGTGAATGTTGAGTTGGGATAATCAAGCGTGTACATAGTTGCTATTTCATATGCAGCTTCGTGTGTGGGAATTGCATTAGCAACTATTTCATTGGTTGTACAGTCAATCACTCTATAGTTTGTAAGTGGCATACCATATTTATTCTTCGTCGTCTGAGTCTTTCACCGAGAATCTTGTGCCCAAACTGCGCATATTAATTGTGCCTGGGATTGAGTCTGGCGTGTCCCGTGGTTCACCGTGCTCGTCTACTGTTGTGCGATCAATGTTGTAGTATGCAGCAACAACATCGCACATTGAGTATATTTCTTCTCTACAGTCATCGTCCAGCTGCATCTCTGCTACACTAGCAGCAGCATTCAGTATCTCAGCTAGGCAGGCTCGCACCAGATCCTGTAGTTCTTCAGGGTTGAGGTCGTGATCGTCGTTTATGTTTGCCATTCTATTGTGTCAATATCCCATATGTCGTTGATGCTCACTGTGTGTGAGCAGTTTGAGTTTGTGTCCAGTACACGTACTAGTCCTCGGTCAAGGTCACGAGTTTGTATCACACCTATGCTTTCATAAACGCCTGGTTGTAGGTCAGTTGTTTGACCTGGTTCAAGCCGCGGTGCGTTGGCTGCTGAGCCTTGTGCGTCTAACCACGTGATGGTTCTATATTTACAGGCATAACTTGAACCTGCTTCACAGTCTTGAATATTCATACACCTTCTCCTTTGCTGGTATAAATATTTACACGAATCCAAGGAGGACTCCCAATGACATTGAAAACTATATCGCTTAACCTAGAGTTGGGCCAAACCATACTAGTGGGCAAAAACAGAGAACCTGCTGAAATCACCAAAATTGAATTTCACGAGCGTTCAGGAGAAATCAACATCAACACAACTCGAGGACCCAGGAAGGTGCTCACGTTTGCACTTGCACCCGAGTTTGATGAAGCATTCGAAAATCCAGCTGACCGCTATCGTTGAACTAAATACTGTATGCGTATAGAAGAACTACTAACACTTGAACAAGACATACTAGACTGGCAGGCCAGTCGTTCACTCTGCACAAGCTCTAAACCCAACTCGGCATTGGGTGCCTCGGCTCTAGCCAGTTGCAAGAGTCAGGGATATCGTAGACGCGAAGGCAACAAGAGTCACAAACTGGGCAAGTCAAAAGACAGTCGTGTTAAGGTTGGCGGCAAAAAGATCAAAGGTAAAAAGTACGGCGGTCCATTGCCAGACTGGAGTTAACTGTGTTACCTCCTCAGGGCAGCTTGTTGGTAGCTAATCCGGTTCACAACAATCGTGATCATCTAAACTCAGTCGTATTGATAACAGAAAGTACAGCAAACTCAGTAATGGGATTGGTTCTCAATCGCTGGGACGGGCTCGATCTACAAAAACTGTTTCGACAGAACGGCAAAGATTGGAATTGGCCTACACCTGTATATCGAGGTGGCGACGTGAACCCTACAGCTCTAGTGATGCTGCACACCAATGAATGGTATTCTTCAAACACTATGCAAGTGAACAATAATCTTTCAATATCATCAGACAATCTTATGCTTGAGAAACTGGATATGGACAACACACCCCATTGGTACAAATTGTTTATAGGGTGTGTGGGTTGGGAAACACCCGAGATAGTGCGTGAACTACAGCGTCCAAAGTCACCCTGGTTGGTGTTAGAAAAGCCTACACTCAAAACTATACAAAGCACAGAAAACTCACAGTGGCGTAGAAGCATAGACGAACTCAGTCAAAATACCTTTTCAAACTACTTGTAAACATAAATACTCTACGTAGGAGCAGTATAATGATCAAACAACACGCACTTGTTGGCATCGCACTTGCGCTAGTTGTAACATCTTTTACCGCCGGCGCACAAGAGACGCCACAACAACCACAATCACCCTCAATAGAAATACCACCGCAGGAGATTAGGCCCAAAGTGTTTATCACACGGCAAACCTGTGAGCCCGTACAGATAATGATGGCTACAATAGCCAAGTACCAAGAAGAACCATTATTTCAAGCCAAAACGCTACAACAACACTCGAGTGGCGAATGGTTTGAAGGATCTACAATGTTCTTTGTGAATCAAGACTCACGAACTTATAGTATGGTAACACTTTATCCAGACGGCACAGCTTGTATGACAGCAGTAGGAACAGAGTTTTCACCCTATGGTGGACCAATGCTCTACACAAATCAATGAAGTGGATACTAGTTTACATTTTTATTAACCCTCTTGTGCCGGGTGATGTAATGAGCCTTGAGCCTGTTGCTACCAATGCAGCAGGTCCGCGAGTAACCTACAACGATATGTATGAGTGTTTTGCTGCACGAGAACGTCTAAGCGAAATAGCGGGCATAGGCCAAGGACACTTTGGCCCAGGCAAACAGGCCGTTTGCGTACCTATCAAATCTACCGACATATAAATACTACTACAGTACAAGAGGATCACAATGGCAGACACACTGGTTCTTAATGCAGACGGACAGCCTGTATCATTACTACCTCCATCCACAATTCAGTGGAAGGAAGCAATCACTTACTTATGGTTAGAAAAAGTCCACGTACTTGAATGGTACGATGATTGGATAGTGCGAAGTAGCAGCTGGGAAACACGGGTCCCTGCAGTAATTATGTTAAAGGATATGTACAAGCGGCGGCGAAGCCCACGTTTTTCTAAATATAATGTCCACCTAAGAGATATGTTCGTCTGCCAATACTGTAACAATCCATTTTCCCAAAAACAACTAACATTAGATCACGTACATCCTATTAGTCTTGGCGGCAAAACAAATTGGGAAAATATTGTTAGTGCTTGCAACCCTTGTAATTCGCACAAAAGTAATAAAACAAGTATCAAGCCAAAAAGAATGCCGTATCGCCCAACCTATTATGAACTTGCAAACAATCGCAAGCTAATAGAATTTGAAATGCGGCACCCTAGTTGGAGTGCTTGGCTTACTTAAACCAAGCTATACGTTTACCTTCACGTGTTCTACGTTCTTGTTCTTCTACACTGCCGGGGTAGCGCCAGGCCCATATAGCAACAAGAACCATAAAGCCGCCACTCCACGCAACAGCTTTTATATTTCCTGTAGTGAACCAAAGGAATGCAAGAGAACTAGACATAACAGTAATCATAGCATACTTACCCCAGGTAGGAAATACTTTTTTCTCTACCCAGTTAGTTAAAAACGGTCCAAAGTATTTGTGATTGTATAACCAATCGTGCATACGTTTATTGCTCTTTGCAAAACAGTAAGCAGCAAACACTAGGAATATTGAAAAAGGAATACCTGGTACAACAACTCCTATGTAAGCCATTCCTAAAGATGCAAAACCAAGTCCCATCCATATATATTTTTTAATCATTGTTTACCTTTACTAGTGCATCTACCAACTCATTCATCATAGCATTACTATGAAACGGTGTAGGTGCTATTCTTAATCGTTCAGTACCTTCTGCAACTGTGGGGAAGTTTATACTTTGTATGTAGATACCATATTCATTTAGTAGTGTATCGCTCATTGCTTTACATCTAAAAGGATCTCGGACCATCACAGGCACAATATGAGAACAAGCATTTGGATGGATTTCCATTCCACGTTCAACTAACATACGTTTTAAAGTGTTAGCACGTTCCTGATGTTTTTCTCTAAGCTCTGGATGGTCCTTAAGATACTTTACACTTGCAAGAGCACCTGCACATATCACAGGGCTCAAGCTAGTAGTAAATATAAACCCTGATGCTACTGATCGTACTGCATCTATGATGTCAGCATCCGCTGCTATATAACCGCCAGTAACACCAAAGGCTTTGCCTAACGTTCCGTTGATTATATCAACTCGGTCTTCCCCTAGTTTTTCACAAACTCCTGCACCTGTATCACCATATAGGCCAACAGCGTGGACTTCGTCTATGTAGGTCATCGCACCGTAACGTTCGGCAAGGTCGCAAATTTCACGAATCTTCCCAATATCCCCATCCATACTATATACGGATTCAAACACAATACAAGGCGTGCCTGAACAACTACTGAGTTTAGATTCTAGATCCTCCATATCGTTGTGCTTAAAAATGACCTTGTCAGCACCACTGTGTCTTATCCCCTGGATCATAGAAGCGTGATTCATTGAATCACTGATATACACAATGTCGGTAACGATTTGCTTTAGAGCAACCAATGTCCATTCATTTGCGACATATGCACTAGAATACAGTAGAGCCTGTTCTTTGCTATGCAAAGTGGCAAGTTCGTGTTCTAGTGCTACGTGATAGTGTGATGTACCCCCAATATTGCGAGTGCCACCACTACCAGCACCTGTTTGATTCAATGCAGTATGCATTGCATCTATGACAACTTTATTTTGACCCATTCCGAGATAATCGTTGCTACACCAATTTACAATTTCTTTAATATTGTATTTGCCATACCAAATAGCCTTAGGAAATTTTCCGCGTTCACGAAGTATATCGTTGAATACACGGTACTTGCCTTCCTGTTTCAGCTGATCTAGTTTGTCTTGAAAGGGTTTTTTGTTGATCATACATCTACTTATGCATAAATATATTATAGGAGTACGCAATGCGAATACAAGAAATATTAAGAGCATTAATTGATATTATTGATGCTCAAGAAGAGTTAGATGCAGAAGACGGCAAGCATATGGTAAAAGATATGATTGATAATCCTAGTCGTGGTCCTCTTGCAAATTCTCCAAACGAAATAGTTACAGATGTAGACGCAATTACAACTCTTGCAGGCGGTGGTGTAAACGGTCCTAAAGATCCGGCAGATATTAGAGTTAAAGATCCAAGAGGATTTGAATAATGGCAGCTAACGGTATATCAACACTATCAACAAAGCAACTAAGACAGGCTGCTAAACTTGATATAGCACAAGCTAAACGCAAGGGACAAACTATCACAGAAGGTGGTGGTACTTGGAGTACCAATGGTATTGACGATGATACCAAACCTTACTACAAATCAAACAACACCTACGACATAACAGCACTACCAGACATCTACAACGGCAACGTGCCCGGTGCTGATGACAATCCAAAC